TCGTTGATGGCGACCGTGAAGGCCTCTGTTTCCAGAAGCACCTCAGCGGCTGTGCCACGTTTGAGCGTGAGTTCTTCGCTCATTGGGGATTAGTTAGGGGAGACGATTGCCTTGGCAGACGCAGGGTCAGCCGCAGCCATTTCCTTAGCCTGTGCCATCTCTTCAACAGCGATAGCAGCCTTGGACGTGACCTCGTATTCCTTGATGTCAAGCTCGCGTTCCTTGCGGACATTCTCGAGTTGAACCTTGAGGCGGTCGATGTCGGATTGAACCTGCTCGATACTGATGTGACCTTGGACCTTGGACTGCGAAGTCTGAGCAACGCTTTCTTGCACAGCGACCTTGCGTTCCTCGATATCCAGTTCCCGCATCTTGATCGGATCAGGCTGAGGTGCCGGGAGGGTCTTCGGATCCGTGAGGAACAGTTGAGCATCCTTGATCCCAAGCTTCTCTAGGACCTTGGACTGCAGGGCGAAGGCATTCTGCTCGGTGTACATACGGGCCATCTTGGGGTCCTGAGAGAACGCCTGATGTGCCTTCATGTACTTCACCGCATCCTCAGCTTGCGAGGTGGCTCCAAGGTGCAGTTCCACGGTACAGGTGACTTCCTCGGTCCACTCTTCAACAGAGACAGGGACGAAGTTGCCAGCCACACGGAGAACCTTCTGCTGCTTCTCGTTCTGGATGACCAGTCGGTAGACCTCGAGGTACAGAGGCTTGATGAACTGGTTAGCGAAGTTACGGGCCATGATCTTCTCGCGTTGCTGCGAGAGGGACACGAGACCTTCAACCATGCCTTGCGAGTTCTGCTTCGACAGGGCATCCTTATTGAGACCTTGGGACAACTTCGAGACACCAGTGACCTCTTCCTTCTCCTCATCGAGAAGCTGAAGCGTCTGGAACACGAAGGGATTTAGCCCAGGCTGCGGAAGCGGAATGAGGCCATCAGGACGTGTGACGTTGACCAGACCACCAATGCGGTTCTCTAGGAGTTCCTTGGGGTTCGTCAGGGCACCCTTCACAACCATCATGCGGGGGTTGTTGGTGATGACCGTGTGGTCGAGGATGCCTCGGGTCAGGACCGTGCGGGCGTTCTGCGTGGGAATCACTCGGGCCGCGTAGTTCGAACCATAGAACGCATGGGGAACCGGGGTAGGACAGAAGTGCAGGAAGGGCTTCTTCTCTACCTGTTCCTTGTCGAGGATCACCGAACCAGCCGAGGTGACCTTCCAGAGCTTCGTGATGCCCGTACCGTCCATATCGAGGTACAGATAACTCTCGTGAACCAGGACACCCTCGGAAGCCTCTTGCAACTCTGAGTCACTCTCGTCGAGCAAGGACGCACCGATGTCTTGGAACCGCGTGATCTTCTCGGGGTCCATGTTCAAGGTATCGTCCGAACCTTCACCGCTAATCTCAGCGATCTTCTTCGGGTCGTAGCCTGCTTTCTTGAGGTCCGACTTGGTCTTACGGGTTCTATGGGATACGAACTCAGCGTCCTCAATCGAGGAAGCCGTGGAGGTGATCAGGAACTCTTCGGGAGGGATGTTCAGGTACTTGACCTGTGAGCGGTCCACCTTGCGGGTGAGCGTACCTTCACAGAGACCTGTCTCTTCGTCGTGCTCGATCTCGATCTTAACTACGTCAGGCTGCTCCGCGAGGAGGTCCGCCTGTTCGATAGGGATGTCTTCGAACGTCTCTTCAGATTCCTCTTCACACTCTTCCCACCAAATCTTAACGATCCCTACGCGGGCGATAAGACCATCGTGGATCAGTTGGGAGAAGATGTTGTACGAGTCGTTCTGCCTGTGGACCACATAGTCAGCATACTCAGTCGCGATCTTCATCGAGTCGACATCATTAGCCGTCTGCGGATCGAAGGTGACGATCCTATTACCTGCCGAGAAGGTCTCTAGCAGTACAGCCTTAAGAGACTCTACGGCATCGAATACGTCCATCGACACGTACTTACTATTGCCTGCGTGCGAAGGGGCTGGCTTGTTGCCCTGATAGTAATCCAAGACATTCTGCCGCTCATCGGAGAGCTTCGAATCATAGTAGACCGAGGAGGTTTTAATCTGCCGTTCTACAAGGACTGCCAACTCTTCCTTCGACACAGGCTTGAACTTGTCAGAAGCTTTAGCCATTGTTTAAATCATCTCAAAGTAGAAGTCATCCGTAACCGTGATAGGTACGTAGTGACCTTCGTGAATAAAGTTCGCAATCGCGAGGGACATTACGCAATCATCGAAGCAACCCGCTTCTGCCTCGAGCTTCCCATCGTCTTTCACCACGTACGTCATGCACTCCCTAAGGGTGAGCTTGTCGTTGACCGTGATGTCCTCCTCGCGGAATGCAGCGCGGAGCTTGTCGATGATGAGAGGCTTGGTCTTGACCGTAGTACGGAAGCCGTAGGTCACGGTCTCCGCTTCAGTCTGCTTGTCGACCTGAGTCTCGAAGTAGATGTTGGGATAGGCAAGGTCTTTGCCCAATCGGGTTGCGGTTAGGATGCCGTGGTTGTTGTTTTCCACTGCGATCTTGGCTGTGTTGAAGAAGAAGCCAAGTTTCTCTAGGACAGTCGCAAAGTAATCAGGGTGAACCTGAGACCTATAGATGCCCACTTGCTGTTTCTTGCTATCGAGGATCTGAGCTACGGACCAGTCGCCACCTCGGACACCCATGGCAACGTCAGCGCCAATATAGTAAGTCTCGCCGGGCTGGTGGTGCCTATAGAGCATCAGGGATCCTCGGGCGGCCTCTTCGAACTCTTCGCTGATTAGCTCGAGCCTGGAGACGACCTCAGGGGATTTCTCAATGAGACCCTGGAGTTGCTGAGGGTTGAACACAGGGCGACCTGAGGTCAGGAAGGCTTCGTCAGCGTGGCAGGGGTATTCCTGCTGGAATAGCTCGAGACCGTTGAGGGCAATCTTGCGTCGACGGAACATCAGTTGCTGGTCATCTAGGCCATACTTCTCAACTAACTTGTCTTCCTCGGGGGTTCTTTCGAAGCCCTTGGGGACCTCTACTCGATACTCCTGCTGAATGAACCAAGGGATGAACACCGCCTCGTACTCGTTGGTCCCGTTTACTGCGTTCGTCCAGATTTCGTGGAACGGGTTTCCGATACCATTGGCCGTGCTCTCGACGAACACGAAGGTGCCTGGGCTATTCGGAATGGCCTGCGTGAGGCCGTTAATGTTGTCTCTCGCGGTCGCAGGGGGATAGAAGGCAGCTTCGGACAGGTGAGCCAACTGAATGGTTTCACCACGGCCGATACCTTCACCGCCTGCAGTAGCCACCATGTAGGAGCTATCTAGGAGGTCGAATGCGAGTTCTTTCCGTGAGGAATACTTTGTGTGGGGCTTGAGGATCTCAGGACACTGTTCGTGATACCGCTTGGTCATGTCGAACAGAGCCTTGGTTGATTCCCCCAAGTGGGTCATAACGATGGCTTTGGTAGCCTTGTGCTGCGAGGTCCACCAGTAAAGGATGCCTTCGATGATGGTGGAGAGGCCCTGCTGGCGTCCCTTAAGGACAACCACGCGAACCCGCCCTGTGTTATGCAACTGTGTAATAACAGTACGCATAAAAATCTTTTGCGCTGCATTGAGGACGAGGGGCGCGATGGTCCCCTCTTTCGTTCGGATCTTGAGCGCGTGCTTGGCATAAAATTCGAAGTCCTCGAACAGTCGCTTTCGCACCGCTCTTTGATCACTCACTTATGACTCTCTCCAATATTAGAAGGCCCTTCTTCGTTTTTCCACAGCGGTGCCACCCTGCTTTGATGAAGCAGAATCCAGGGTTTCTTGAGGCAACGCTACCCGGATGGACGTAGGTGTAATGCCTGCTATGAGGCCAGAGGCAGTCAGCAATTGCGTCCGCTTGGCGTATGAGTTCGCTGCTAAGGTGCGGGCTTTCGTTACGGAAGACAGCGCAGTTGATGCCTTGTTGTCCACTGTCATCTATAAATTTTCTCCAGGCGAAACATGCGTCACCCTTCTCGGTCCTGAGGACTACTTTCTCCCCAGGGCCGATGAAGAGCTTCCGCTTCTTCTTACCTTCACTGTGATAGGCCGAGTAGTGGCGCTCATACATAGCAAGGCAGGTCTTATCGCCGTCCTTGGTTAGCCACCACAACGGTTCTGTCACTTATCCAAATCTCCTGCGAT